ATAGCAGCTAATTACAAAGATAATGGCGAAATTGAAAAGTTTATGTTATCTTTAATTTAGGCTATTGAAGGGGAAGTAATTAAGGAGAGTGAATGAACTGGAGACCAGCGAATTGGGAAAACCATTATGGCTTTATGACTGGTGGGGCTATCCCAAAATATGAAAACCAGTTTCAAGCATTTGAAGCTGGGGCTGATGCTATGCTGCAAGCTATTAAACCACTAATAAAGAAGATAGCCCCTCTCAGTAAATTAATAGATATTCTGGAGATAGAATGACAGTAGAAATAACCGAATCATGGTATAATCAGTTAATTGAAGATTTAACTGAGATTGTTGATGGTATCGTGGAGGATAAGTTTAACCTTGCATGGAGCATGATTAGCGGACACCATCAAATAGGGCTACGGATACTTCGAGAGAATGATAATTTTGAACGCTCTAAAATCTATGGGAAAAAGATTGTGCAACGCATTGCAGAATCTATTGGCAGAAGTGAGAGGACAGTATACTTATCTATAAAGTTAGCTCAATTATACCCTAATATAAATATGCTTCCTGAAGGCAAAGATGTAACATGGGGGAAAGTGATAACTAAATACTTGACAGATGGTACAGAGAAGAAAGCAGTCAAGAAAGCCGACCTCTACAGGATGATTAAAGAGATACGAGAACTGTTAGAAACCGAATATCTTAAAGCTAAGCAAGCAGAGGTTAATGATAATATCTATCTGGGCCACACTGAGTTTATTCGTTATCTTCAAGACCAATTTAACAAGATAGTGGAGGGATTAGATGGCACTTAAGGGTGAGATATTTAATGTTCAGGGTGATTGTGATATTTGTGGCGGTAAGCCGTTTGTGGGAGTTTGTCATAGTGCAGCGGGTTATTATTGGGGCAGCAGATGTTCGCAATGTGGCCAACCATTTTCCAGAGAATCAATGTATTATCCAAGTGCTATAGGTTGCCAGTTTGCGCACGATAAAGACACTATGGACTGGCGGGATACGAAGTATCATCCCGAAAATGAAACTGGAAGTAGTTGGGTAAATAAGATAACAGGAGAATTAAATGAATAACTCCTGTATTAACTGCCCTGATAAAGTAGAAGATAAATACGGACTATTCTGTGATTTAGTCTGCGGTAAATACACGGCTTATATAAACTACCAAGCCGGTATTAAGGAAGTAGTAGAATGGTGCAATAATAACTTCGAGCCAACAATACCAATGACATTAGATTACAGGAAATGGCAATCTAAACTGAAGGAATGGGAATGCTGACCGGCGAGAACAAGAAAACCTATATGCGTATAAGACGTGCTAAAGAGAAGTTGTATAAAACTTTTACTTTACACTCAAATAGTACACTTGTTCGGCCCAAAGTGGTTAGACCCATTGACGCAGACGGTAATGTGATTTATGACGAGTAAGGAGAATATATGAATTGCTACGGGTGTATTTACTATAGATATGAATCAGATACTAACTTCTCTTATTGTACTAACCCCAAGCAAGAATTTACAGGACAAGAGGAATGTATCAACGGGGATAGTGATTGCTTTTTATACTATGCAATAGATGAAGCTAAAGTAGATGCTAAATATGGACACCATGAGAAGTATTAATATTATGTTTGACGTTACTCCTCGCCTCCTTGTCTCTTAACCAAAAAATGTTATATATTTCTAACATCTGTTTTACATAACTATTATTGTGCGTCCCATCTTTCATGTCTAAGTAGCCTATTCAATAGGGGAGGGCGTCTTATTTTACCTCAATAACTGTGGATAGTGCTAGAGAAGTGTCAACTAACTAAGGAACAAAGTAAAAGGGGCTTCAGGTAGAAGAATAGTGTTGATAACCATCAGTTCTAATAGGGTTTTAAGGCATTAAGAGTTAAATCCGGGGGTTTTACAAAGAAAGTAGTATAATGTATTGACTTATGAATAAATAGGGGTTATAATTAAGGTGGAGGTGAGAAATGAGAGAAATTAAGTTTAGGGCATGGGATAAAAAACAAAATCTATTTTGGGAAACTGTTAATATTAATGAATTAGTGCTTCATTTAGACCAATTCAGTAATGATTTTAAGCAGGCCGTTAAGAATGATAGCATTATATGGCTTCAACACACAGGACTCAAGGACAAGAACGGTAAAGAGATATATGAGGGGGATATCCTGCAATTTGAATACTATTATGACGATGGGCAATCTGGAGAGTATAAAGCATTTCAGCATACGGTAAAATGGAATGATGAAGATTGTGGCTTTTATCCTATATACAGGACAAGTAATTACACAATGCCTAGAGAGAGATATGAAGTAATCGGCAACATATGGGAAAATGGAGAATTATTGAAATGATAATAAAATCACAAAAGCCCGTAGCTCTATTTGAATATCTAATCAAGACCTATACCAATGAAGGAGATTTAGTATTAGATAACTGCGCCGGAAGTGGCACAACTGGTGTCGCAGCTATGAATCTAAACCGTAATTATATCCTTATAGAGAAAGAACCCAAGTATTACGATATTATTCTAAAGAGGTTATCTGAAACTCAGCCGAGGTTACTTGACAAATGAATAGTATTGTAGTAGAATTAAGATAGAGGTGAGAGATGAATGATATTAAACGGATTTGGTTTATATTAGATGAGATTGCTGTTAAGCACAGCGCAACACACACTGGTTCTAGGGATGCACCGTGTGATATTTGCGATAGAGCTATTGAAGCCATGAAACTATGTCCTGAGAAACCGAATCATCAAGAGTGTTTACAATTATATGAGGAACGATTACGTTAAATATATAGCCAGCCACCCTTCGGGGCTTGTAGTAGCGATGGTTTTGACCTGACGTAAGACGAGGCTACTGGCTGGTAAAAGATATTGCAACACGTTGCACAATCTTCAGGAGTAGAATGAAAGCACTTCATTTAACTTTATATCGCAAATGGTTTGATGAGATAAAAAATGGATTCAAAAACGAGGAATATAGAACAAATAATTCCTATTGGCAGAAACGATTACGGAATAAGCAATTTGATGAGATATATTTTAAGAATGGATATCAAAGTAATGCGCCATTTATGAGAGTAGAGTGTTTAGGTATAGAAGAAGATAAAGAAATGTTTATTATTAAACTAGGCAAGGTATTAGAAGTTGTCTAAGCCAAGTATAGATTTAAGTAAACTATATAAACCACACCCAAATTAGGAGGATTTATTCTAATGACAGATAATAACTTTGAACATTATTACAATGCTGTAGTCCGGCTAAATGATGGAAGAATTTACTATAATTACGGTAATGGGTTTGTTGGAAGCTGTGAAAATCCTCATCCAGAATATAAACTGTGGAAAATTATGCCTTGTGGGCATCAAGGGTTATGGGTTATAGATAGATGGGTATGCCAAATTTGTTGGGGGTATGAAATTCCGTGCCTAAGCCAAGTATAGACCTTAGTAAACTATATAAACCACACCCTAAACAGGTTCTTTTTCATTCTGCTCCTGAAAAGGGGCGATTATTCGGTGGAGCTATCAGGGGTGGTAAAACTATAGCTGGGGTAGCAGAGGGGATTCAACTTTCCTTAGAGTACCCTGGGAATGTAGGTATCATGGCTCGGCAGAATCTACCGGCTTTCAAAAAAACCGTCATGGTAGAGCTAGATAAATACATTGACATTTTATCTTACACAAAGCCTCCGGTAATTACTCAACATCATTCTACGGACCACTATATACAGTTCTATAATGGCTCTAGGATTTGGTATACAGGCTTAGGAGATGATACCAGGGGTTTAGCGTCTCAAATGGGAACAACTTTAGGCTGGTTCTTTATCGACCAGGTTGAAGAATGTTCCGAGATGCACTTTAATAACCTTTTGGGCCGGTTGTCTATTAACCTTCCCAAGATAAAGCTAAAATACTTCTTAACCGCCAATCCTATGCCTGGTTGGGTTAAAATGAGGTTTATAGAGTCTCATCCTGATGATTTTATCTATATTCCTTCACTCCCAAGAGATAATCCCTATCTTCCAAAGAATTATGAAGCTGAATTAAGGGCTATCTACCCTGAAGAAATCGTGCGGTCTTGGTTGGACGGCGACTGGAGTGCGATGGAGGGAGGTAATTTCTTATTTCCTTATAATCAGATAAGGGCTGCGGTTAGTAGAGAATTATGAGAGTATTAGTAGCTTGTGAATTTAGCCAGGTAGTATGTAAGGCCTTCAGAGATAAAGGGCATGAAGCGTATTCTTGCGACATTCTTCCTACCGAAGGTAATCCTGAATGGCATATACAGGATGATATTTTGAAACACTTAGATGATGGGTGGGATTTAATGATAGGACATCCACCTTGTACTTATTTAGCTACAAGTGGTGCTCGGTGGTTATATGATAAGAGATACCCAAATCGTAAAAGAGACCAAGAGTTAGCGGTAAAATTCTTTATGGATTTATATAATGCCCCAATTAGTAAAGTAGCTGTAGAAAATCCCATTGGTATTATAAGTACAGTATTCAGAAAGCCTAACCAAATTATACATCCTTATTATTTTGGGGATAAAGCTCAAAAGGCTACTTGTTTATGGCTCAAAAATCTTAATCCTTTATTTCATTTAGACAGACCCGATTTGTTTGGGGGTGAAGTAACTCACACTGATAAGGGCGAAATGCACATTACAAAATTGGGCAAGGTCATTCCCAAATGGTATTCACTTTTAGAAGTCAATGAAAACAGGGCAAAAGAACGCAGCCGTTTCTTCCCAGGTATCGCAAAAGCAATGGCAGAACAATGGGGCAACTCATGACAGAAGAAATCAAATGGGCAGGAATAGATATAGCCCGTGAAGGTGATGATAGTTGTGTCTTTACCCTAAGGCAAGATGGCAAGGTTATCTACACTGACGCTTGGGGCAAGACCGATTTAATGGAATCTACTGGAATAATTTTACAGAAGATAGAACGCTTTAATATAGACCCTAAGAATGTCAATCTGGACGCTGTAGCTCTAGGTGCTGGTATCTATGACCGATTAAGAGAACAGAAGGTTTATATTAACGGTATCATAGCCGGTGGTGAGCCTATGGACAAGGAACACTACGTTAATTCAAGGGCCGAGATGTATGACAACCTTCGTAAGAGATTTGAAGCAGGAACTATAAGTATCCCAGACGACCAAGACCTAATAGCTCAGCTTTCAAGTATCAGGTTCAAGATAGCTTCAGATAAGAAATTACAGATAGTCTCTAAAGAGGAAATGAAAAGGACTTATCATCTGAAAAGCCCTGATAAGGCAGATTCACTTGCATTGGCGTTTTACGAGCCTGCAGTTCACTCCCCTGTTATAAGGTGGATATGAACGGATATTGGCGTTTATACTGTAGAATCTTTAATATCAAGATATGCCGTAAGTGTGGT